TCAAAGGTTACATGGATGACTACTACGAAATTTGGATTGAACGCTGTGAGGAAATGAAAACGAAAGACTTACCTCCCGACTGGGATGGAGTCTATAGAGCGACAAGCAAGTAACCCCTCTCCAACCCTTAGATGACCCTGCTGCAAGTGGGGTCATTTCACATTTACTTGACTTTTATTTGACTTTGGGATAAAATAGCTATGTGGATGGTTGATGATGTAATAAATATACACTAAGTTTAGGAAAATGCAATGGGTGATGTTGATAAAGAAATCTTGCTGATTACGCAAGAGGAATGCGCTGAAGTTGTTCAAGCCATTAGTAAAGTTTTTCGGTTTGGTTTTGATTCTACTCACAAAGGTCAAAACAATCGAGAACACTTAGAAGAAGAAATCGGAGATCTCATGTGTATGATTGATCTTCTTATCGATCATGGGGTAGTTAGTGAAGCTGCTGTCTTGACTGCAAAGCAAGAAAAGTATCACAAACTACAACAATGGTCAGGAATTTTTAGTTGACAATAAAATGAAAACACAGTATAATAAACCTAAGAACCTTGTTGCTAAGGACTTGCGTACACCAAAGTACCGTATGCGTGTAGTTGACAGCAAGATTGCATTCACACGTAAGCCTAAACACAAAAAGGATCTATATGAGCAACCTTGACTTCCATTCAGTTTATTCTGTCAACGATGTTTCTACTTCATTCACAATTAGAGAGTTGGAGTATGGCATAGTTGAGTTTATTATTTCTCGAAGAGTCTTGGATAACGAAGGTTTTATTGTAGAACAATCAGACCTAAAGATGTATCCTTCTAATGCAGACTTTAAAGAAATGCTTATGCCACTTGTAAATCACTTGAAAGATAATTATGACCAACAGACTTCTAACTAACGATGAGAGATTCAATGAACTCAAACCTTGGGCGATCCAAAATTTGCGTACTGCTCCAGAAGGGTGCACTGTCGTCTTTACAAAAAAAGACGGGACGCAAAGGCAAATGCAATGCACTCTCTTCCCAGGAAGTATCCCAAGCGACAAACAACCCAAGACCGAATCAGAAGAAGATACCAATTCTGCTGGATCCGCACTCCGAGTTTTCGATCTTGAAAAACAAGAGTGGCGCTCATTCCGCTGGGACTCTGTGAAACAATTTACTATTGGAATTTAATATGGACTCGATTAAAATTTTGGGATTAGTGCTATTGATTATTGCTATGGTCATCCTTGGACCATTTATTACAATTTGGGCACTCAATACCCTGTTCCCTATCTTGGCAATTGGATATTCCATCGAAACATGGGCAGCTATTATCCTGCTTGGTGGCTTCTTGCGTGCCAACGTTACACTGAAAAAGTAAACGAAAGTAATCCCCTACAGCTAGTAGGGGCATTCGCACACGGTGTTGACTTTTATTCGCACCTGCGGTATAATATATTATAAATTGAGGTACAAACCTATGGATAATACTGCAAAACGTCGTGAAAAAGCCCACCGTATCGCTGCGAAAACCTTCGCACCCGATGAACCCACCATCTATGAAGATGAGAACTACATGCGTGATCTCATGCATGCTCTCAACTGGTACAACGAAAATGCCAGCGACAAAGATCGTCGCAAGTGGGTCATCACTTACCTAGCAAAGACAGGTCAGAAAGATGCTGTAATTGCTCTCAACTCTGCAACTGATTTCGAGTTGCGTTCACTGGCATTCATGTGCCGCCTAACTTCTCGTGAGCAGCACCTTGCTGAACGTGAGCAAGAAAAGATGGTAACAATCATCTCAGAACTCTCCAACAAGTACAAGAAGCGCAAGAACGTAGTCACTAAAGTAGTTGAAGCCAAGCCTGTTGTATCAGTGCAAGATCGCATCGAAGAAGTTGCTAGGAAACACGCAGCTGAGTTTGATGGTGCCATTGATGACTTTGTTATCAACAAGCAAAGCGAATTCTCTGCCAAGAACTACTTGCTAGCCAATGCAGTTTCTGCACCTGTGGCTAAACGTATTGGTGAGTCTTATGGCAAGCTGATTGACGAACTGAATGAAACCCTAGAAGGCACAGACAAACAGCTGGTAGAAGGTTACTCGCATCTAACCAAGCGAGAACTTAAGAAGTTTGTCATCTTTGTAGAAACGTTGCGTGATGACTGCTTGCAACAAGTGCAACATGCCAAGGCAGGTCGTGCTCCTCGCAAACGTAAGCCACAGTCTCCTACCAAGTTGACTGCACGTATGAAGTATTTGAAAGACTACGCTGAGTTTTCTCTCAAGTCTGTCAAGCCTGAGACTATCATCGGCTCTGACGAAGTTTGGTTCTACAACACCAAGTACCGTCGTGTTGGTGTGTACAAGGCAGTTGGTGGCACTCTTAGTGTAAAGGGTACTACGATTCTGGGATTCGATGTTAAAGAATCTAAGATGATGACCTTGCGTAAGCCTGAAGAATTCTTCAAAGGTCTTGCCATGGGTAAACGTGCACTGAATGGCGCACTTAAGAAGTTGACAACTAAACCTGCTGTACCAAATGGTCGCATTAACGAAGAAACTATTATCCTTGGAGCATTTTGATGGCTAAGAAACTTGCAATTGATTACGAAACTGCAGATAAAATCACTGTTCTTAACTTGAAAGATTATCGTGACAATCTTCAAACAGAACTCGACAAGTGGCGTGCAAATCCCAAGACAGAGAACAATCCTGGTGGGTACTGGTTGCATGACGAAGATGTTGTCAATAACATCAAAGTCATTGATGCCATTAGCATTGTATTGAAGCAGTACGGAGAGTAATATGGTCTACCGAACAATTACAACTGAGGTTGATGTAGACATTGATCTGGATGAATTTGATGACGACCAACTGCTAAATGAGTTGGAGAGTCGTGGGCTTGATATGAATAGTAGATTCGTAGATGGCGACCAGATGCGTGAGATCCTTGAACAAATTTGGATTAAGCGCAGAACAAACCTTGATTATCAAAAAGAACTTGATGATTTAATTTATTTCGGTATTGGAAAGATTCTATGATTTTGATTGACTACAGCCAAGTATCTTTGGCTTCCATCCTTACTTTCCAACGAGAGTTGAAAGGTAATCCAGAAGAAGTTAAGAACTTGATTCGTCACGTAACACTTTCTACTATCAAATCATACAAGAAAAAGTATGGTCGTGAATTTGGCAACGTTGTTATCTGTTGCGATGGACGCAAGTACTGGCGTAAAGAATTCTTTGAGCACTACAAAGCTAGTCGTAAGAAGAATCGTGACGCATCGGATCTTGATTGGAAGTTGATCTTTGATACCTTGTCTGAGATGCGGCAAGAGATTGCAGAGCACTTTCCGTACCGTGTTGTGCACGTTGATCGTGCAGAAGCTGATGACGTTATTGCAACTCTAACCAAGTGGGTGCAAAGTAACGAACTGATCCAGCAAGGGTTGATGGAAGAGCCACAGAAAGTATTGATTCTTTCTTCTGATGGTGACTTCAAACAGCTGCAGCTTCTTGGAGAAGTCAAGCAATGGTCACCTATGATTAAGAAATACATCAGTGCCACTGCCAAAGAAATCGAGAACTACAAGATTCAGCACATCGTTAAAGGTGACGCTGGTGATGGTATTCCAAACATTCTTAGTCCTGACGATGTATTTGTGCAAGGTGTTCGCCAGAAACCTATGTCTCAGAAACGTCTTGATGAGTTTTTCGAAAAGGGTTTCGATGCATGTCGCAATGATACAGAACGACGCAATTGGCATCGCAACTCTGTGCTGGTTGACTTCAAACACATCCCTGAAGATGTAGAGAAAGAGATCGTTGAAGCATACATAAATAACAAACCAAAGGGCGACAAGATGAGCATCATGAACTATTTGATTGCCAAGAAATGTCGATTGTTACTTGATGAACTAGAGGATTTTTGAATGACGAAATATATCACTGAGATTTTGACTGAGATCAATGAGGAACCAAAGAAGTTAGTGGCGTATAGAGATAGTGCTGCATTACGTATCTTGTTTGAATATGCTTTTGACCCTGCAAAGAAGTTTATTCTTCCAGAAGGTGACCCACCATACAAACCAGATGCTGCACCAATTGGAATGAGTC